AGTCTCTTACGTACTTGTTTCCATGTAAACGTCCAACTAGATGCGGTAGATAGATCAACATCATCTTCCATGATAAAAATTTCATCTAGGTCTGTCTCTTCTACAAAATATTTTAGTGCAGATAGGTGTGACATGACACAAGCACACTCACCCGTATTCATCTGATCAGGAACTGTTCCTTTTAGATACTCTTCATACTCCTCACCATCTATACCTGAGATACGATGATGATCTTTTATTCCCCAATAGGATAGATGATCTTCCATATATTTCCTTCTCTCTGTGCAGCGATCAAGATTGATCCATAACACTTTAGGAAAACCATCTAATTTTTTTATCGCTTTATTTCTGTCGGGCATTTAAGTAATCAGGGTTAGCATAATATTCTTCAAGTTGTTTGCGAGTCATATGACTCAACTTCTGCCACAGTTCCCTGTTACTTTCTATGTGTGGATTATTGAACCATGAATTAGGTGTCCTACCATGCTCCAAGTGGTACACATGATCATTCAATCTCAATACTTTTGAACAAGTATTGAATCTATGATAACGTTCATCATCTTCATACCCATATGCTACAAACCCTTCGTTCTCTGCACCTAGTCTACGGTATTCTTCCGTGTCAAAGAATTGACAGAAACCAAACTTGGCATCATATAAGTTTGCTTTTCCTTGGAACGCTGCGAAATTGAAATTAGAATTAATGAAACGAGTAACATCTTCATCCTTGATAAACAATTGGTATTGGAATTCACCTATTCCATAAGGGTATACACATTTTATATCTTCACCATTGTAACCTTTGAGTATAGTATTCTGTGAGAGTATGTAACTGTTTAGTGGGAGAAGTATATCTGCATCATAATTACATACAACAGGTGTCTCAACCAACTCCAACATATCATTGAGTAGTTTGGTACGATGGAATACTTTATCGTCTGCCTCCTCAAATATGTGGTGTATATTATGCATCTTGATAGGAGGAATTACCTCGTCAAGCATAGGAACAACTTGTTTTAGGAATATAGATTCCTTATCATGTTCTTTTACTATTATTTGAGTATCAAAATTCTTTAAGAGATATATCAATGTCGTTGTTATATTTCTAATTCTATCTGCTGTCTCACACCTAAGTGGTATGATAAACGTAGTGCTTGTTAGATCCCACGAATTTATAGGTTGAATTTGTAGGTCTTCATACATGCCAAGATTAGTAATCTCTACTCCCTCTTGTACAATTTTTTCTGCCATTAGTTTAATACCTCCCAGTTGCTACAGTACAGATCAGATGTTATATGGTTCTTAGTATAACCTATTCCGAACCATTTGTCAGGTGCTATTATCCTTTTGTTAGGATTCTTACTCAACCATGACCCCCACCAACTAAATGATGAGTTAGCGATAATAAAATCAGAACATAGACTCATCATGCACAGGTCTGCAAGATTGTCTCCACCTTCTGAGATAAGGAACCTATCATCAGAGAACTCAGTGCCACACCATTCAGGATCGTCAGAAAAAATAATAACAATGCGTTTAGTATCAAACTTTGATAAGGCAGCGTCATAGTATTCCTTTGGACATGGTGGATGATTATCACAGTTCTCTATATAGTCACCTCTACGAACGTGCAATGCAATAGGATCATTTACTGTTGCAATCATCTCTTCACATGGCAATCTGATCTCATTTTTGAACTCAAAGTCCTCACGTATTTCATTCTCTATATGCTCAAAGTATTTTGTGCTCTGTAGGTATGCATATACATTATGATTGTCAGGCATGTTGTTGAACAAGTTATCATCGTAGTGGAAATGTGCTTCCTGTACATAGGTACCAGGACACATTCCTATGTTGGTTAGACCTTTGAGTTTGAATGCTTCAAATAGTTGATGATCATTCCACTCGTCTTTGAAGTCACTATCAGGAATCATAAAATCAAAACCACGATGTGCTGCTATGCCTCGTAGTCCTGCATACTGGAACATTTGATTACCCAGTCTGCCATGTCTTCCTAAGTGGTTGAATCCTATAGTCATGATGAATGTTTTTCTTTCAAGTATTCAATCTCATTTGGTAAGAGATTTTCGTATTGTCTTTGTGTTTGATTGGGGTGTTCTCTATTAGAGATGTGATAAGTTTTCATCACTGCTGGTTCTCCATGATCTTTGTACAATCTATAGTACATGTCACAGTCCATCAACATTACAAGTTCCTCATCAAAATACTCTTCAATACCTTTTCTCAGTGCGAGAATAGATGGTGAACTAAGAGTATTTACCCCCTCTAATAAACGATCATTCCAGACTGGAACCTTTGGATTGTAGTGTGTCTGTCCATTATCTAGGGTGTGAGCAAACCCTGTAACCGCCCAGTCAACATCCAATTTGAATGCCTTATGTAAATCTTCTGTGAGGGTTCTGGTTAGTATGAAATCATCAGAGAAGAGAACCTTTAGTATGTCACCATCTGCGTGACGAAGAGCATGATTAGTGTTAGCAGATATGTTCCCAAGATTATTCGTATTTCTAACATAGTTTATTTGGAATAGATCAGAGTATTCTTTACAAGCATTGAGAACTTTATCTGTCTTTCCATGATCGGAAATCCACACGTTGAAATTCATGTCAGTTTGTTCTGACAGAGCATAGAAAATATCAAATAAGTATGTTTGACATTTTGGATTGCTATCATGGGTCGGTATACAATAACTGACCGTCATCCATTTACCTCTTTGACTATCCTATCAGTCAATCTAGGTACGACATCATTGTCACTATGAAATTTTTTTGCTTTGATGTAGTTATCCTCAATAGCATCTAACCTAACATCATATTTTTTCTCATCAAGATTTGTTAGTATGTTCTCTAGTTCATCTATTGTATCGAATGTTATTATACCATCCATGTTGAACCAGTTACCTATGTTAGGACAACCATAGTATATGGGAACAGTTTTAGATGCAAAACAATCTATTATTTTTTCTGTAAAGTAATTCTTCTGTCTGGAATTTTCTACAGCGATGTGAAACTTAGCAGACTCAAAGAAATCATTCCTCCTATCATGGAATGGTGGTGACTTGTGTGCATAGTATTGTAGACCATTAGATACATCAATACTCTTGAGCAACTCATATATATCCAAACGTAATTTGTGTCCTAGTGTCTGATACTTCTCACTGGTTACAAAGGTAACATTATTTCCCTTGTTTAGTTTCAAATCTTTGAAGTCTAACCAACTACTACCCCACTCAAATAGTTCTGCCTGTGGATAGTGATCTATTATCTTCTGTGTGAATGTGTATATCTTATCAAACTTCATTGCACCACGAAGTGCTCCCTCTGTAACAGTAGGAAGTATGGAGTATGGTTCTGCTAAAAATAATATCTTATACTCTGCTGCCTCATCACAATCCAAATTATCGATTGAGATACTTACATTCTTTTTGAGGTCAAGTCCTCGGTCACCCCACGGGTTCCACCATAGTGGATAGAATTTTGTCATCGTATTTCTTGAAAATGATAATGGAAACCAAAGGTTTCTTCTTCACTGTCAGGTAGTCTGTCTTCCCTAGAGAATTTACTCGCCACCTTGACGGGAGCATACACACATCCTTGTGCCTCGAAGATGTGTCTATTGTGGCAACATATGTTCCCGTCCTCGTTATATAGTCCGGCACCCATGTGCTTATAAAATGTACCTTCGTTTACTTCCCAAGGGACGGTGACTTTACTGGGGACTTCGAGAAGACGCTTGGAGCGTAAGGAAAATCCTCCATTACCGACACGCTGGTTTCTTCCCCACGGGTCGAGGTAGGCATTTGGGTCATCTCTCCACGGGGCACCGATATAATCGTAATCAAGAAACTTATTATCCCATAACTGAGGACGAATAACGTAGCCATCCGGATGTATGAGAAGGCAGTGCGAGGTCCTGACGTGATTAGTAAGATTGTAAATACAATAAAAATTAAAGTCATTTATACTTTGGATTGGATATGTCTCTTCATATATTACCTGATCGCAGAGTCCTTCAGGTCTCTTGCTACCAAGAAACTTTGCACTTCCCCATTCGATCTCTTCGCATGAT